GTGCTAACTCGGTGGCTATTGGGTATCAGGCGAAGGCGAGTAACTCTTATGCCACAGTGTCAGGCGGCGCAAGTAATGTGGCATCGGGTTATCACTCAACGGTCATTGGTGGATCAAATAATCTAGCTGACAATATTGGTTCTACTGTATTAGGCGGTCGATATGGAACAACCCGTGGCATACGAGGTGCCGCAGTGTTTGGGGGTTACGGTAATCAAATTACAGCGACACAAGGCACAAGCCAGTCGGGTCTTTACATTCTTGCAGAGCAAACAACTGATGCAACCGCAACTGATTTAAAAACAGACAACCAAAGTAGCTCAAGCACAGCTAATCAAATAGTTTTACCAAATGGTGGTGCTTACGCATTTCACGGCACAATCGTAGGGAGAGAAGCTTCATCAAGTGGAACTGAATGTGCTGCATGGAAGGTTGAGGGTTTAATTCGCAGAGAAGGTTCGGCTGGTACAACTGTGTTAGTCAATTCAGCTACTACTGTCCTAAATAACGCACCGTCTTGGGGCATGTCTTTATCTGCGAATACATCACTTGGCTGTCTGAAAATAGAAGTAACTGGCGCAGCAAAGACTATTCGTTGGGTTGGAAGTATTACTACAACTGAACTAACGTTTGCCTAAAGGAGATACCAATGGCTATTCAGAACAACATCGAACAAGGTGCCTCACAGTATGGCATAAGCTTCAATAATGCATATTATAGGATCGTGACAGCGGCTGTCAGCCGTCAACGTGGAACTGATCCAAAGTTTATGGTGATGATTGACTTGAGTGCTTATGCAACAAGTTCGCCCACCGATGACACCCGCGAGGTGGATTTTAAACGCATGAACGCAAGCCTGACTGATGTAGAAGCTGCGTCTGGGTCTACGTTCCTCGACAAGTGCTATGCTTGGGTAATGGCTCAGTCTGACATGGACGGATCTACTGCCGTTTAAGGAGTAATACATGACTAAATCGTATTCTGTTCTTTCGGAAACTGAGGTTACGTCAAATGTTGCAAGCGTAGACATTTCTCTTGGTCATGGTTTTTTGGTTCATGAAATTGTTTATTGCGATATCACTCTTTCGGCCACGCCTCAAACGTTGCAGTTTAGGCTTTCAGATGACAATGGATCTACGTTTGAAAGTACCTCAAGCTACGAAGACAGTGGGCTTTACACATATGCGACATCAGGAACTTACAATTGGAACGCTATCCTCAACGGATCAAGCGGAGCAGATACAACAGGTTGTTTTGCAGAGGTAGGGAATAACAGCTATCGCTTTGGCTGGAATGGCAGTCTGAGAATTTATAATGCCGCAAGTTCGTCTGATAAAACTTTAATAAGTTATAGAGGCAGTGGATCAGGAGGTGGTATGGGTGGCTCTGCCGCATACTTTGGAACAAGCATTTATACGCCTACCTCAACTATTACTGACATTCGACTGATGCCAGCCTCTGGCAACTTTAGTAGTGGCACGTTTAAATTGATTGGGATTATGTGATGCAGAAGTATGTAAATGGTGTACTGACTGACATGACCGCCGCTGAAATTTCACAGAGGCAGGCTGAAGAAAATGCGTGGGCGGCTGGAGAAAACGATAGGCTTTCTGATGAAATTCGTGCAAAACGCAACAGCTTGCTCGCAGAAACTGACTATCTTGCTCTAAGCGACACTACCCTCTCATCTGATATGGCTGCATACCGTCAGGCTCTTAGAGATGTAACGGGTCAGTCAGGGTTCCCGACAAGCGTAACTTGGCCCACTAAACCGTAGGAGTAACACATGCTAGGTTTCAGCCCACTAGCGTCTGCCCCACTAGCGGATACTGGGGCTGTTGCAGCAGATGCCTTAACACCAAACAACATAGTTACAGGTAATCCATTATTAGGAACTCCTGTAGCTACACAAGAGCATGTCTTAGTAGCATCTAATGTTGTAACGGCAAGTCCAATAGTTTCTTCTGTAGCTATGTCAGAAGATGAGACATTCACAGCAGACAGCATTGTAACAGCAGCCCCTCAACTTGGTTTACCAAGTATAACTCAGGTTCATAACCTCTCTGCCTCTAGTATTGTTACAACTGCACCTACTGTAGCTTCTGTCGTAATATCTGGCGGTCAACCTTTTGTACCATCTTCTATTTCCACTGGTGCACCTACTGTAGCTTCTGCTTCTATAAATACAAGTGATGCTTTAGTTGCTGACAATATTGTCACACAGACACCTACAGTTGGAAGTCCTGCGCTAGGAAGTATTTATAATCTTACACCTAGTACTGTAGCCACAGGAAACCCAGTTTTAGGTACTCCTACAGCTAATGAGCATAACTTTTTAACAGCTTCTTCTATTTCCACTGGTGTCCCTGTTGTCAGTTCCCCTTCAGTATCTCAGGGTCACATACTCTCTGCATCTAACATCTTGACAGGCATTCCTCAGATACCTTCAATATACTTAGACGGATCAGGAAGAAGAGTAGTTTCTATAACCGCTAAGTCAAACAATACTGTTACTCTGGCGTCGAACTATAACATAGCCACTGTAGCGAACAACAAAAACAAGGCAGCTTAAGAATGGCATTTAACATCAAGCAAAATGATACGTCTCCTTCTTTGCAGGCTACTCTTAAGGATGCTTCTGGTACGGTTATTACCTTAACGGGAGCTAGTGTTAGGTTTCATATGAAAGCACTTGATGGTACAGTTAAGGTAGATGCTGCTATGACTATTACAAGTGCATCTGGTGGTGTAGTTCAGTATGACTGGCAGACTGGAGACACAGATACTGTAGGATCTTACTCAGTAGAGTTTGAGGTTACCTATTCAGATAACACTATTGAGACATTCCCTAATAACCAGAACTTGACAATCTCTGTCGTTAGAGAGCTTAATTAATAAGGATCATGTAACCAATGCCTAAAGGACTAGCTGAAAAAGTAAAAACACACAATGCTAAATCTAAGCATAAAGTTACAATAGGTATGTTGCAGACAGTGTATAATCGTGGTGTAGGCGCTTACAGAACTAATCCCTCTTCTGTTAGACCTAACGTAACTGGTCCAGAGCAATGGGCAATGGCTAGAGTAAACAGCTACCTTAAGATTGTAGCAGGTTCTAAGTCACCTAAGCACGACAAAGACTTGTTGCCTTCTAGTCACCCATCTAGCACTAAGAAGGTGGACGATGGTTACTATGTAGATAAAGCTGATAAACCTCTTAACAAACCCTTTAGACTTCCCGCTGGTTCAAGCAAGAAGTTTGGTGTGTATGTTAAAGACGGTGACAAGACTAAGAAAGTTACCTTCGGAGACCCTAACATGGAGATCCGTCGAGATGACCCAAAGGCAAGGGCTAATTTCCGCTCTAGGCACTCTTGCGATACAGCTACAGATAAGACTTCTGCTAGATACTGGTCCTGTCGTATGTGGAGTGGTGCAACGGTGGGTAGTATGACCAAGGCAGAAGAAGATTTTAAACCTCATCAAATGTATGATCCTAAGACAGGCGATGCTCTTATGGCAGCTACTTATCAGCAACATCTTGATTTGAAGGAAAGAGGCTACACTCACAATAAGCCCCTTACAAAAAGTATTGAAGGTCAAATCCTAAAAGCTGACGAAGAACAACGTCTAGTCTACGGATGGGCCTCAGTTGTTACTGAAAAGGGTGAGCCAGTGGTTGACCGTCAAGGTGACGTAATAGAACCTGAGACACTTGTTAAGGCTGTCAACAGCTTTATGGAACATATTCGTGTCGGTAAACAAATGCATACAGGGGATCAGATTGGGTCAGTTATCCATTCCATGCCTATCACTAAAGAGATTGGTGACTCCCTTGGCATACAGAGTGACCGTGAGGGCTGGATTGTAGCTTTCAAAGTCCATGACGATAATGTCTGGGCAAAGGTCAAGTCTGGTGAACTTGCGGCCTTCTCTATTGGGGGTCGTGCAATCAAGGAGGACTATAGTGCCTAACCTTTTAAAACAGCTTGAGTTGGAGGAATTGTCTTTGGTGGATCGTCCAGCAAACGCACAGGCAACAGTCTCCTTGTACAAGCGTGATAATTCCAGTGGAGAACCTATGGAACATGAAGTAGAAAAAATGTCCGATGATCTAAAAGCTAAACTGAAGCCATACATGGATAAAGGTATGTCTGAGGAAGAGGCCATGAAGATGTATAACATGGACATGAAGAAAGCTGATGAAGCAACTGCTGAAGAGCTTGAAATCGAAACCCTTAAAGCCGTTGAAGCCTCTTTGAAAGAAGAGAACGAACGTCTTCGTAAATCACTTATCGACAATGGATATGTCATCAAAGCTGACGTAATCGAAAAGAAAGTCGAGCCTGAGTATGTAACATATGAAGGTGAGCAAATCAACAAAGCTGACATCCCTGCGCCTATCCTTAAGGCTTTGGAAGCAGCAGAAGTTGCTAAGGCAGATGCTGAACTGACCAAACGTGCAGAAGAAGCTCTACCTAACTTCAACATCGACGTAGCTAAATCACTTATTGCTAAGTTTGATGAAGATGAAACAGTTATGGAAGCCCTGAAGGGTGCTGATGCAGTCTTTGCGGAGTCTATGGAAGAATTTGGTAAGTCTGACGCTGACGGTAACTTTGCTACCGCACAGGACAAGCTAGATGCTATCGTTAAGTCCTACATGGACGAAAACAAACTTAAGAAGAGCCAGTATGCTGTAGCTTATGCCGCAGTCGCTAAAACTGATGAAGGTAAGGCTCTTATCAACAAGTCCTATAAAGGAGAATAACTATGGCTGTAATGCAGTCCCGTGATACACGGTCTTTTGTTGCTGGGGAAGACCTTTCAGCAAAACAATTTAAGTTCGTTACTCTTGAGAGTGATGGACAAGTAGACGTTGCAGACTCTGCTGGTGAAAACTGTATTGGTATTCTGTTGAATGCCCCTACTGCTGGAGCCGCTGCTACTGTAGCAATCTCAGTGGCTATTGAACTCATCCAAGGCGGTAACGTCGTAGCTTAATCCAGCATAGAAAGGAATAAATAATGCCCTTGCTGACTCCATCCGCAGTGCATGTAGATCAGCCGCTGACTAACCTCACGCTGGCTTATGCACAATCACAAGAAAACTTTATCGCTGATAAGGTATTCCCAACAGTAGGCGTTCAGAAACAATCTGACAAATACTACATCTATGACCGTGCGAACATGAATCGTACTGGTGACGTAGAGAAACTGGCTCCACGCACAGAAGTCAACCGTATCGGTATGACCATCTCAAACAGCAGCTACTTTGCTGACGTTTATGGTCTTGGTATGGACTTTGATGAGCAAACTTTGGCTAACGAAGATGCTGCATTAGAGATCCGTTCTGCTGGTGCTGAAACTTTGGCGATGCGTCTGATGATCCATCGTGAAGAGCAGTTTGCTACTAGCTTCTTCTCAGATAACATCTGGGGAACCAACTATGACGGTGCTGGTGCAACAGCAGGAACTAACTTCCTGTATTGGGACGATGCTGCTGCTAAACCAATCCAAAACGTAACTGACCTACGCCGTGTAATGCAGCTTAAGTCAGGTGGCTTCAAGCCAAACACAATGGTTGTTGGTAAAGAAGTACGTGATGCTCTGGTAAACAATGCAGACATCTTGGCTCGCTTGAACGGTGGCGCAACTGTAACCAACACAGCTTTGGTAACTGATGCTAAACTGGCTGAGATCTTTGAGGTAGAGAACTTCTATGTCATGGAAGCTGTCAAGAACTCATCTGTTGAAGGTGTTGCAGAAAGCAATGCGTTTATCGGTGGTAAACATGCTATGTTGTGCTACACACCAAACAATGCTGGTCTTATGTCACCAGCCGCTGGTTTGACCTTTGCTTGGAATAACCTTGAAGGTGTAAACAACTTAGGTATTACTGTTGAGTCATTCTCAGACGATGCTCTTAAGCGTCAACAGATTGCTGAGATGATCCAAGTTAAAATGTCATACGACATGAAGATCGTAGGCGCTGACTTGGGTGCGTTTGTTAATAACATCGTACAGTAAGTATTTACTCTGGTGGGGGCTGTAGTGGCCCTCACTTCCCCCTAATCAAAGGATTACCCGATGTTCCTTAATGAGCCGATGCAATACGACAGACCCCTCTTTGTTACCCTGACTATGAAAGCACAAGGCCGCACATTTAATGCTGGTGATGAGCTTAAGTGGAAAGAGATAGGTTTAGATAAAGAATTAGTAAAGATACTCTACAGAGAAGGTAGACTTAGGCACAGTGCAACTCTTGAAGCTGAAACCAGAGTAGGTGACGGACTAGAGGTACTTGATGTTGATGGGTTACACAACCTAGTAAACGGTATCAACGAAAAAGTAAAGTCTAAGACGAGTTCTGACGCTGAGTTCCAAAAGAAGAAGTGTAAGAAGTCTAAGATAGCTGATAAACAACGTGGGCTTATTCGTAGCTGGCGTAGAAACTATGGTCACATGGAGACTTAAATAATGGCTTGGTCGTATGATGCAACTGATTTAGGTACAGGAA